ATACGAGGGTCATTTTCTCGTAGATAATTTCTATCAACACCTTCCATTTGTTGCTGTGCCATATCCTCATAGTATTTCGACCTCTGTTGCATTGTTTTTTCAGGGGCTTTACATAAAAGCAAACCGCCTATTTCAATGTTACCTTTAGCCGCAAACTGTGAACCATAGTCAGATTGAATTTTTAATTCAGGATGTTCTTCAGCCATTACAGGTTCCCAACCTTCACGAAAACGTGTTGAAACGTTTATGTTGTCGGACTCCCCTAATATAGAAGTTCTAATCCATCTAAAAACCCAACCGTCTTGCGGTTCAGGTATTGGCAAAAGTGATTGAGGAATAAAAGCATCATTTGGACGAGTATCGTCTTTTCTTTCATCTACATCTCTAGGTGCACGCTTATCGACTACAGACTCCTCTGTAGATTCATCTGTGTCGTTTTCATATATATCAGACATTAAATTTTCTCCTTAATGAGTTCTTTAGCATATCTTTCTGGACTAATCCCAAGACGCTTTG